GGATAAGCAAATAAAATCGAAAAACAAGGTCGCCGCACAAGGTTACATAATCGATCTTGTTGGCCGGGTGAAGAAAAAGGTCGGTATCATTACCGACTACAGTGGAATCCGGTTAGATAGCACCGGAAAGGCCCTAAACGGCATGATAAAGGGAACGAATGGGACCGCCTATGTTGAAACAATAATTGCCGGTGGATGGAATATACAGCGATTACATTTAAGAACCATTGTAAAATGAAATGCCAGGCGGGGCTTCTGGCTCCGCCTGGCTACACTGGCCGCACGGTAACAGTCGTTTTTTAACCAGATTCTGTAATAAGGACGGCTCATAATGAGTCGCCCTTATTTTTTTTATCTATTTTTTTGCACAAAAAAAGACCGGCAGCTAAAGGCTGTCGGTCTTGATAGAGAGCAATTTCCCTCATGATTTGAATATTTTCTAAGCTGCCTATGCGGCAGGTAAATGGAATCATAACATAACTACTTTCTAAGCTGCCTATTCGGCAGGTGATATATTATATTATAGCACATTATAATGAAAATTGCAACAAAAAGGAGCTGTTAATCACGCAACAGCTCCTTTTTGCTTAATTAGTATCTTACTAATCAACGTTACAATTTCAATCCACATGGTCCGGTAATTTCCCGGCCAAGACTTATTTATAGTATAACATCCAATCAGAGATAACGCAAGTCATTATATTACACGGATAAGTCCCAGCTGGCACGCGGCCATTTTGGCTAGCGTCCGCACGTCGTTGACTATCGTATAGTAGGTGTTGCGGTCCAGTCCCAGCTCTACCGTCGTGGCTTTCCATGATTCCCGGCGATGGTACTTGCAGGTAGCTACACGACGTGAAATGTCGTCCAGGGCTTCGTATACCCCGGATACGAGTCTAAGCCATCGCTCCGGCTGCTTGATGACGACGCCGTCTGACAACGTCACTTGCTTTAGCTCCGTGGCCAGCCGTATGCCTTCTAATGCTGTCGGGTCTGATACAAAAGCATGGCCGTTACTACCGCCACTATGTCCGCCCGTGACGTTCTCCCTGGCTAGCCGTACGGCCCGCTTGATTTCTCTTTCCCGGTAAAACATAAGCTCTATGTGTCGCGTCGTGGAGTCAATCGCGGCGCGCTGATTGTGGTGCATGTGCATCCCCTCCCACTGTTACAACTCTCACTATTCCGGCGTTATGGATACGTCGCCAGCACTGTAAGCACGGTTCCGGGTTCGGCAGCTCTTTCCCGGTCTCTACGTCCATGCCCCAGAGATATAGGGTAGCGCCGTGCATTTCCCAGCGGCTGGCCGATATGATCGCATTCTCTTCGGCGTGTACCGCTACGCATCGCTCAACCATCTGGCCGTGTGGCACTTGATGCAGACGGCGGTAACATTTACCGGTGTCACAGCAGTTGCGTTCACCGCGAGGCGCGCCGTTGTAGCCGGTGCTGACAATCTCGTCGTTATTGACGATGACAGCCCCGTAAATGCGCCGTAAGCACGTTGCACGCTGTGCTACGGCTTTTGCTATGCCCAGATAATACGCGTCCTTAGACGGGCGTACATAGCCGTCGTTCATGGGGATAAACGTCGGGATTTCGTTGTATTGCGCACGTATAAATAGCGCCGCGTCGCACCTGCCTTCTAAATCCAGCTTCCGGGATATTGCTAATGCTGTTTCCTTGAACTTCTCATCGTTGTCTTCCACTTTATAGCGAATGAGAGCTAGTGTATCCCTAGCTGCCTCCTTCGTGGTGTAAATCACTTCCATTTTCCCGTCACTTCCTTTTCCACATGAAGAGTGGTGAACGATGCGCGCCGATGTGATGCGCGTCCAGGTCGCGTTTACTCTTCTTCGTTTCCCATGGATAGCGCTTCCTTTTCTTTTCGGCGTACAGCTGCTTTTCTTCATCGCTCATCTGATGAGTCCTTACTTCTCCGGGTGCATACCAATTTTCCATGTTTATCACCTGTTCTTGTGAAAATTAACATTGTTCTTTATAAGAAGGCGCCGGGCCAGCCATGTTCCGGCGCCGCCTGTCATCAATGTACTATTTTGCGCGGCCATACATGTTCATGCGTACCGCCTTCCGATTCATCTTCTACGGGTTTATACGTTTCTTCAAAAATGTCCGGCTTGCAAGGATATTGCTCACCGTGTACACCCGTGATGATATAATCGCCGACACTGGCTTTCATATCGCCTTCTAATGTATGGATAATCATTTCTTTGTCCGTCTGATATGCTTCGATCACAACAGGTTTCTTTACGTATTTAGCCATTTTCCATCTCTCCTTTTTCATTCATGCTTTTACTCATAGCTGCTTTAACTGTTTCTATCATGCAATAATTGATTGTGCGGATTTCGTTGCCTTCTACTGTAAATCGGGCCGGGTAGGCCATAGGGCATTGGCCATCTCTGACGCAATGCTCCATGGCGTGGTCCTTAGTACACATATGTACGCGGAAGGATTCTAGGAGGTTTAACAGCCTGGTTTTATCGTCTTTACTCATTTGTCGTCACCTTTAATCGTGTCGATTTACACGCGTTTTACCTTCTTCGGTTGATACCGCTAATCAGCGGGCAGATACAGCAACCGGCGTCACTGTTACAGGCCGGGCAATATACAATGCCATATGTTCTTTCTGCATAGCATTTATTTCCCATACCTTCTTGATAATATTTAGCGCACCATTCTTTTTGCTTCTTTTTTAGCAGCTCTGCTAGTCTTGCGTCTTCTTCGTCGGTCATCCTGCTCACCTCTTCTTTTAAAATCCCCAGCTTACCATAATGTTATCGTCATTGAGTGCTACTTTATACCCGTCTTCGTCGAGCTTCCGTGTCAACGCTTTATCTACGCTGCTATCGCCCGTCAGAGCCAGCGTGACGTAGTTTTTGCCGCTGAGATATGCGTGCTCAATGACTTCGTCTATGTGCTTTGTGCTAATATCCATTTTTCTCACCTCTTCTTTCTAAATTACCCTCTAATAGCTTTTTCTTTAGCTTCGGGTGTAGTTTATAGAGCGGGTGTTTCAAGTCCGTTATTTCGCTCACAGTGATTTCTACACGTGGGTCTTCGGCGTCGATACCAGCTATCATCGAGCCACCCATTTCAGCAATGTAACCGTCATCTTCGATGATGCCCGCACTTTCGAGTATATCTGCCGTCGCTTGGACCAGCCCTAGCAGATCAGGCCAGCCCTTGCGGTTCGGCATGTAATACTTTGCAGTCATCGTAACGGCACATTCAATCGGCTTAATGGGCCTTCTTCGGGTTTTTAACTGCCATAAAGCATCCTTTGCATATTCTCTATAGGCTTTACCCTGCACAAGGCCGTAGCGCGTCTTCTGGAGCGAATTTTTCTTCGTCATGGGCCGTCCATGAATCACGAATTGGTATGTCATTCTTCTTTCCAGAAATCGCGGAGCCACAACTCGAGGAGTTTTGGTTCTGAGACTTCGACGGGTTCATCATCATCTTCTTCGTCGTCCATGTCGTCCGAATCTTCTTCCGGGCATTCCGGGGCAATATCGATAATGTGTTCCGTCGTTACCTGGAACGGTTCGTTATTGAGTGCAGACTTTGCTACGATGAGCATCACGTCTGCCAGGTGTGTCCGCATCGTAATGTCTTTGTAGTTAAAGCCTTCTATCGTGAGGGAGAATTTCTGATACGGGTTGCTGATACCCAGTATGTTTGCCAATGTAGCTTCAAGGTCGATTCTTTCTGCGTTAGTCATGTTTTTCATGCTCCTTTTCTTTAACTTCTTCATTCGTGATTAAAAAATCTAAATACTGCCGGGCTTTCATCAAATCTTTAATTGCCGTCCCTTTCGCGGGGTAGCGGTACAGATACTTGATAATGTTCCCCATGTAGTAGGGTTCCGCTCCAGATAGACCACGGGTCATAATTTCAATTACTTTTTTACACTCTGTGCCCTTCCAGGTGTAGTGATCCGGATGATAAATCATGTCAGATGTTTCCCCCGGCTCGTCGTCCACATTAATTTCTTTACCCAGAAGCAAGTCGGCCAGCCATTCCAACAGAGACGCCGTACATACTTCATGGACATCACGGGTCCCATATGCCGGGCCACCACAGTTCCCATATGCCGGACAACCACAACATGTCGTGATGCTGGCCAAGAATCCAGCCAGTTCATTCATGCCCATTGCTTTTACCGCTCCATAGTTCGTCATAACCCATTCCTCCTTATCAGTCCGTGTCGTTCCATTATCTTTTGGGACTTTGGGTAACACAGCCTCTGTACTCGTGATGGGATGAACATAATAATCGTCTACACCATAAAAGACTGCACCAGAACCACGGAAGCACACGTCATAGTAAGTGACCCCTTCATTTTTATTTTCTTCGATATGCAGAACCTTTGCATACCCTGCTAGATTGTCATCATCAGTCCCAAAAATTGGTTTTAAATTTACCCAAACTGTATCATGTACTTTAATTTCTTTTGCGTTATTCATCTGCATCACTCCTTTCTATAGCATTTCGCCGAATATGCTTTCAAAAATCGGTACAGGGATGGAGTTCCCAGCTTGCTTATATAACGCTCGTCGGGAATTAACGCTCGCTGCTGCTTCAAAGTCTTCGTCGCTGTATCCCTGCAATCGCCAACATTCTTTTTCGGTCAAGTATCTGTACTTCCCATTACCTATTGGGATACAGCCGCTTCCCGGTGCTCTGTCTGGTCGCTCCGTGATTGTATAGCAGTAATTTTTGATGATCGGCAGACGGCGCACGGTCCCCGTTTGCCCGATTGCTCGCAACATGCTGGGCGCCTTGACGGTATAAAAATCGTCTACCGGGCCACTCTCTAAGTAATTAGCAATAGGTTGCATCGGCTTTCGTTCAAGTGCATCAAAGTCAAAATCTTGGCCGCCCAACACCGATATGGTGAATATTCGCTGTCTGGCTTGCGGTAGGCCGAAGTCTCTAGCATCCAACATGCTAAAGTTGCTTGTGTAGCCCAGCTTTTTCAGCTCATCCATGTACCGCTCATGGTTATGCACCATGTAGCGACTTCTTACATTCTTCACATTTTCCCAGATTATAATTCTCGGTCGCCACAATCCCATGTTTTTGACGATATTTAGCGTCTCCCACATGAGCGACGATCGAGTGCCGCTTCCCGGGTCTGCTCCCTTTTGACGGCCTGCAATGGAAAAGTCCTGGCAAGGGCTGCCGTGAATGAGAATATCCGGCTTTAAATTCCAACCGCGAACGTCCTGCGTCTTATACGGTAGCTCGTTTGCAAACATGGCATTGTAGCTTCGCACTGCTTTTTCGTCGATTTCCACGTAATCTATCGCTTTTACTGGAATTCCCATGTTTCGCAATGCCACTCTCGGACTACCGATGCCCCCGAACAGCTCCAAAATTTTCAACAATTAAATCACCTTCATTCATCCGCATCAGCCACCTTTTCAAAACGCCATTTCTGCATTGCGTTCGGATATTTATTGTGGTCGACTTTACTCATGAACTTTTCCAGCGGTCGTACCCAGTAAGTGCAATCACCGGCTTCCTGGTATATGACAACCAGTTCCATGCGCTCTGTATGATTTCCGAAGCCAATGATTTTATATACATGCCCTTTGAAGTGCATCCACTTTTCCCCTGCTTTCGGTATAGTTCGCTTGTAATGTTCCATGTCATTCATCCCTTTTATCCCGTATTTTTTTCAGCAGCTCCGCGGCTTTCTCAATACGTTTCGTGATGGCGTCTTTATTACTAAGCGCCCTTTGGTAATTTTTGAAGCAATTCCCGATTGCGATATTCAAAATATCTCTGTTTGTATTGTGATTGATGGTGCTATAGATGGTGTCTTTATCGTCAACGTAATAATAGGTTTCTCCGTCTGTCGGAATGAACGGCTTGTTCAGCTTTTCAGCGATTCTTTGTACCGCCAGTTTTATCCCGATTTCCGGGTTAAATGCGTCGTTCGGATGGCATTTTGCTTTCCCCTTGTAAACCGTTTCGCCGTCGTCGTCCGTGTACCATACTTTGATGGTTCCGTTGGGATAACATTTACTTGCAACTAATCCGGCAAAAATAAGTCCTACTTTTGCAGCTTCTCTTGCGGCAATATGATCCAGATAGTCCCGGAAAAGAAAGCTGTCATAGAGCGCGACGTCGAATTTCGGCGTCTTTTTGGGGGACTTCTGTAAATTTCCAAATACCCCAACAAGCGGGTAGCTAGCAAAATACCGGGGTTTACCATTGCTTCGGTCGCACGTCTTGGATACGGCGCAATCCGCGCATCTCTTTCCGTCGCAATACGCTATTAGCGTGTTTACGGCCATCTTGGCCATCTTGTCATTAATCATTCCTGTTCCCTCCTATCTGCCAGTGCTGCCGAATCCGCCTTGACCGCGCTGTGTGTCGGTCAGCGTCTGCACTTCTTTCCAGCGTACCGGGATGTTCTGTACCAACTTGCCTTGCATGAATCGTTCGCCCTTTTCGATGATTTCCGGCTTATCGCCGATGTTGTCGAAAAGACCCTGGACTTCGCCGCGGTATGAGCTGTCAATGACTCCCACGGCATTTGACAGCCGCAGTTCCCGCTTTGCGCCGTAGCTTGACCGCATGAAGAGCATCATGCAGTACCCTTCCGGGATTTCAAATGCCAGCCCCGACGGAATCTTTACCCCGTGTTCGCCGGGATAGATGACGAATTTTGCGGGCGCGTAAAAGTCATAGCATGCGTTGCCTTCCGTGATGAGCGGAAGTTTCACGTCGTCTTTGCTGTAATCGTCGAGGATTTTCTTGATTTTAATGTCCATCATTTATGTTTGTTCCTTTCTAACACTTTATTTCTTGCCTGGTGTGCGACGCCGGGGCGCGGCCCGTGGCATTGTATCGCCCGAGGCCGACATTCCCGATCATCTGCGCATACCGGCATGAGCTTCCCGTCTACCGTCACTACATAGTGCCGGTATCCCGTGATTTTCTTATGGCAGTAATAGCAGCGTGTCACGTCGCATCACCTTACTGGTTGAGCCGTTCTTTCAGAATCGAACCTGCTTTGAATTTCATGCTGTTGTGTCCTGTCGTTTCCACGGCTTCCCCGGTCTGCGGATTACGGGCCGTCCGCGGTGCGACGTACTTCTTTTCAAAAGTGCCGAATCCCACAAAAGTGATTTTGCAATCCTGCGCTACCAAGTCGGCGATAGTGCCTAACATTTCATCAACTACGCGGGCGCAAGTGCTCTTTGTCTTACCGCTCCGCTGTGCTACCGTGTCAATAAACTGCTTTTTCGTGATGTTCTTCATTTTTCACTGCTCCTCTCTAAAATGGGATTTCTTCGTCGGCGACTTCACTACCCATGTCGTTAAACCCGCCGTTATTGGTCCTCATTGGCCGTACAACCTTCGCAATGCGGTTGACAAGCAAGTTATACGCTACTTTCTGTGTACCGTCTTTAGCGGTGTATTCATGCATATCTATCTTGCCGGTTACTTCCACCCGGTCGCCGCGCCGGACGTCCTTGATGATAGCTTCCGCAAGTTCTTTGAATGCAGTGCAGTACCACCACTGGCTAGTCCAGTCTTCTTTGCTCTTGCCGCTCGTCCCCGGCAGCTTCTTATTGTCCGCTACCGAGAACGTCACGACGGGCGTCCCTTTAGTCGTGACCCGGCTTTCCGGGTCCTTGCCAATGTTGCCAATTACTGTGATTGTGTTCATTCTCTATCACTCCTTTTTTCTGGTGTCGGTCGTTACCCGGCCACACACTGCCTCGCCTTGCCCTTGCGAGACACCACATAACCTTACTTTGCCATTGCTATAATCAACTCTGCTTAACGTTGCCTTTACACTACACTGCACTACTATGCTTCTCCGTAGCAGAACAGAACGCTACTTTACTTTTCCTCCGCTTCTCAGCACTCCGCTTTTCCCCTGCAAAGCAGCACTATACATTGCCATTCCATCGCGATACGTTACAATGCTATGCCTTCGCCTCGCTGAACTTTACTTAACTTTACTTTGCCTTAACCTCACTAGACGTTGCCTTTGCTTAACAAAACGACACTTAGCCATTACTGTACTGGACCTTACCGTTGCTATACCGCGCGGTGCCGAACTGTTCCCTGCCGTTGCCCCGCAATACTCAGCCACTCCTTGCTTGACCCTACACCTCAGCGCTGTTCTTCGCCGTGCCTTCGCATCACACAACCATACAAAACTATGCCTTTGCTTCTCTTCGCTTGCTGTCGGCCTTAGCCTTTCAGCATTTTCTTGATACGGTCTACTTCGCTTTCCGCATCCTTGATTTCCTTGATGTCAACAATCTTGAACCGGCCTTTTCCGGAGTTCCGCCATTGCCCAAGCCCATTTTTACTGCCATGGGCCAGCCATTCCAGGACGGCGTCCGTATATGCATCATTGTCGATTTCGATCGTGAAGGTCATACGGCTGCCTTCCGGCACGCTTTCGCTGTTCGCCAGCGCAACGCGTTCACCCTGCGCCGTCTGTGCTCTCAACGGTCGCTGGCAGTCCCCGATTTCAGTCCCTTCCGGCATTTCAATCATGATTTTTCTCGGTTCGACAAAGATGCAACCGTCAATGACTTTCTTGTAAGCTTTGATTTTATTCGTATGGGCGGCAAACTTTTCGCCTTTGCAACGCTGTAAGAACCCGGCGGCCGCTTTGAAGAACCCACGGATTTGATACGAGTAGACAAAGGGCTTGCCGCCTTCTTTCGGGAAAATCGTCTTCCCTTTTTCGACGACGGCTTCCACGCCCAGCGCTTCGACTTCTTCTTCCCGGCTGGCGGCGTCTGGCGCTTTCGACGCGATGAATTCTTC